TAAGACCAGGATTAAGATTATAAGAGGTGGTAGTAAAAGCATCAGTGCCGAAAACATCGGTAAGTTTTTCAAAATGCGTTCCAATAAAAGGCTTTCGCTCTCTGGGAAACGACATTTGATTAGACGTAGCAACAGGGGCTTGAACAACTCTAACGTTAGCTCCACCACCCGTGCCGCGCATGCCTCTACGCGCTTTCATCGCTCTAGTACGCATAACAGAGCGCCTACCAGCAGCATAATTAGCTGTTTTCCTTGAAGGTACTGGTGGGGCTCTTTTCGGTCTAGCAGGGGCTTTACCCTTTCGTTTGTTTTTACGAGCTTGAAAGTCAAATTGGATTGAAATGAGTTTGTCATAGGTTTGAAAGTCTTTTTGGGCTTTACATTCAAAACCTGCATAATGCGCCATCATAAGATAGTCCGGCTTATAACCAGCTTTCGCATTTTCCCATTCGTCGGTACCGGCGAGGGTTAAATCAAACTTCTTAATCAACCAATCAATATATCGAGCAAAGTATTTACGCGCTACAGGATCAGACCATGTAACCATACGCATACCAATAGCTCGTTGAAGAGACTGACAAGGATCAATAGGATTTTCACTCCATTTTAGGGATTCGTACATTTTATCAGGTTCAACATGATAAATGCAAACTCCATAAAGAAATTCATTAAAATCAGCTTGTAAAAAGGTGACATCTCGAATAGTCAAAAATTCATTAGACGTATAATTGAGAGTCAAACCTAACTCAAGCATACACTTAGCAACGGCCTCAGGTGTATAAAACACTTTAGCAAGAGCCGATAACGCAACAGTGTTATCATCGCCATATAAGGCGGCTGTGAAATTTCTAATAAAGAGCACATAAGTACGCATCTCTGGAGGGGCTAATCTATACCAGGAATAAGCCAAAGAGAAAAGATTAATGATAGTATTATCGACAACTGTATTTGCCGACCCAGATGGATTACCACCGGGTTTAGTAACTATTGTACCATCAATAAGCACTAAAGCAGACCAAACAATGTTCTTATAAAGATTACATATTCGTGTCCAATTTTCAAACGTGCTCTCTTCCTCAGGTAAGCATTTAAACCGTAGACGTGCAACCATAAACATCAAATCAGCTCCTAAAGAGGAGTCATAATCAGAAAAATCACCTTCCATCATAAAAGGTTTGGTCTCATCATTCAGTTTAGAATACAATCGGTTCCAACCGCCTTGAAAGGGATTAATACCAACCATAGAGAATGTTTTCAAAACACAGCTTGTAAAAGCATCATTGAATTTACCACATAATCTATTCGTCAAAACGCAAAAGTCCATCGATGAAGGCGTAAAAATACGCTGTTTATTTAAATCGAGTTTCTCTTGGGGTCTAACCTCTTCTTTCAAAGCAGTCCCAGTGAGCCACCACCTATCAGCTTCAAGCAGCCAATCCCAACCTCTTTTACAAAGGTCTAAAAATTTGGGATCGTCCACTAACTCTTTCTTAGTTTTCGCAATAAACGACCAGGGTGGACCTGGAGATTTAGAAAGATCAAGCCGGGCAATAGACTCAGCCAAGGTTTCAATACCACTATCCTTCAAATGGGGCATAAAATGCTGTTGAACAGCTAATTCAGCAAAAGCAAAAGCCTCTTCATCATAAGATGTAGACTGAGACTTATTAAACTTGGCCATATTTTTATAATACGCTTCTTCATTAGGAATAGTTATCCCGTGTTTCCCTTTCGCCATATCTTCATGAGTAGAAAGATAATCAGCAACCTGTTGGTCGAACTTTTTACGGTTCTTAAGCTTGACGAATTTTTGAAATTTTCCAACTTCTTGCAAAAATGCCGGATTTACATACTGAAGATGCAGAGAAGGCCTAATACCATTAGGATCTCTGTGGATTACAGTTTTGCCTGATACCTCACTTACATAGTCTTTCAACTTAGTAAAATTTAAACGAGGTGGCATCATATCTGTAACCCATCCGGCCGGGCAACACGGGCTTACTGAAAACCCTGTGACAGTTTGGCAATAAGCGCAACTGTCATAGGAATAGCTTTATTGATTTGGGTACTACCGGCATTATGTATAGCAACGATTTTATTATCGTGATTAACAAGGACTCCGCCACAATTTCCATTAACGGAAGGGCAAGAATGAAATCCTTTATTATTAATAACACCAGAAGATATTTTCGGTAAACGAGTACCTAAATCATCAAAAGCAACAAGGAACACAGGTTCACCATCTTTGGGAATGGCAAACTCCATTTTCTCAGCACTCAGACCCTGAATCCGATAGCCAACAAGATCATCATCTAAATCCATCAATTTATCACCAACA